GGAGCAACACCGCTGCCGACGAGGTGGATGGTCCCCCAGTGCTGAGCCACCGTGCCCGTGGACGCCACCGCCTTCCCGTTGATGCTCAGCGTCAGGTAGTACCTGTGCGGAAGCTCACCCGTGTTGGAGTAGTCAGGCCACGTCTCACGCCAGGTCCAGCAGGAGAACTCAGCCTGGATGATGCCACCCCGGCAGATGATGTCTTCCTCGCAGAGAACGACGTTGCCACCCTGGTAGTTCTGGAACAGGACACCGGGAGGGAAAACGTAGTTCGGCAGGAAGCTCAGGGATGCGCTGCGCTGCGTCGCCGCATCGGTCGCACGGTATGGCGTAGCGTTCTCACTGTTCACGTCAGCCGACAGCATCTGGTGCATCGCACCGTTCGCAATCATGTCCTCGTCAACAGCGCCATGCGGAAGCTGGTCACGGTCCAGGGCCTGCAGGCTGCCAAGCTGCTCGACCAACCCGTCGCGTACCTGCTCGGCGTCGAGGAGCTGACCGTCCCGAATCTCGCTCTGCTTGTAGCGGTAGCTCATGTCGGCCTCCGCGTGGTCGCTGCCCGGCCCTCGATGACCTCGGTGGTCGAGCCTACCACGCCCAGCGTGTAGCCCGTCAGGACCAAGTCGTTGGTGGTCGAGAGCCGGAACTGGGTGTACCCAGCGCCGTCCAGCACCAGGCTGTAGCGCACGTCGATGGGCACCGGCTGCGCCCAGGTCGAGGTGTCCCACACGCCAGACTCGTTCTCGAGCCCAGACCCAAACACCGGAAGGAGAGCTCTGTCGGCTGGCTGACTGGCCAGGGCCGGGCCCACGTTGACTACGAGGCCACGGTCAGCCTCTGCCTGCACAGGCGTCGTGTTGGACCCTGCGGTCATCTGGTTGACGTAGACGTAGCGCAGGTGCTTCTTGTCCACGCTGTCACCCATGTCCTCGAGGCGGGACAGGTACACCGAGGTGGGCACACCGCCAGGTACGAAGTTCTCACCCTTCTTCGTGTACCCCATCTGCCGCGCTCCGCTCATCACGAAGAGTCCAGACTCAGCGTTGTTGCTGCCGTTTGCGCCGATGCGGTGCCCGAAGATGACATCACCCTCAGGGGTGCTCGTCACACAGGCGACCGGCCAGCCGGTGCGGACAGTCCATTCCTTGCGGTCGTAGTGGTAGATGAGCCCGACGCTGATGTCGTCAGCACCATCGAGGGGCACCCAGAGCTGGTACTCCTTCCACCGCCGGCACAGGACCGCCACACTCTTGGCCGACACAGCCCGGTTGATGCGCTTGATGTAGCCCTGGATGGGTCCGCTGATGAGGTCGATCTTCGCCTCACTGCCACCCTCAAGGCCACCTGTCAGGGAGTACACGCCGTCGTTCGACAGGAACACGATGCCGTGACCGGGCACTGCCTGGGTCGTCTGAGGCGCATCACCGCCAGCATCAAGCAGCATCGCGTCGATGCTGAAGTCCGGGTAAGTGCCTGTAATCACGTCGATTTGTCGCTCGCGGAACACGACGACGCTGTTGTAGAACCCAGCCAGACCGGTCACATCACCACCGTCTCCGCCGACGTAGAAGTAGTCGAGGACGCTGAACTGGGCTGGAGTGCCGGGCATCGAGTAGAAGATGGCCGTCGGGTTCGCGGGGCCACCGTCGAAGAAGGTGCAGTTCGCTGCCTGTGCCACGAAGCGAGCGTTCGGACAGGGCATGGGTGTCAGGTCGCTGGGGGCCTCTGCGCCGAGGGCCGTGCCAGGGACGCTGTCGTAGTACATGCGCTCGACGTTGTTCGGAATCTCGACCACGAACTGGAACGTGTCGGTGTTGTACTGCGTGCGGTACAGCCGGCGAGCCACGGTGCCTGGCGGACCAGTGTCGATGTCGAGGGCTACGACCTTCCGGTACGTTGTGCCGGATGCTGGGGTCGTCCACGACACTGCCGTGCTTGGCGGGCTGAGCGCGCTCTCCGACCCAGTCTGGTCCACGAAGGACATCCTGTACCGGAACTCATGGGTGGTGTCAGTGCTCAGGGTGCCAAGCCCCTTGTCCTGAGTCTCGTTGCCCGTGGCGACCGTGGTCCTCGAGGCGAGGTCCATGTCGTACAGGTCGTCCTTCTCGTCCACACCCCACGGTGATGGGGCCGGCGGAATCAGCTCGTAGCCGTGGTTGACGTAGGCCAGGTCCAGCAGCCGGGGGATGATGGTCGAGACACTCAGGTCCAGGGGCCATCCGTTGAACCGGCGTACCCGCTGGCCGTTGGCGATGATGATGCCGTTGGCGAGCGGGACGTAGGAGGTTGGGACGCTGTCGATGGCCGGCTTGGGGCGGTTGTCCTCGAGGAGCATTGCCGCATCGCGGACGTAGTTCACGAGGTACAGCGCGCCACCCGTCTCCATCAACAGCCACCGCAGAGCAGCGCTCCGCTCCGACCACAGGAACACCGAGTCGATGCGGCCGAACGTGACGAACGGAGCGAACGTCGAGGTGGACGTGAGGAGCTTCTCGTAGCCAAGACGGTTCGTCCAGCCGCCAGTCTCCCAGTCCGACCGCCAGTTCTCCATGAGAGCAGCGGTAGCCTTGGGCGCAGGGATGCGCTGGTCGATGCCCTTGAGGTTCGGCGTCTTGAGGTTCGACAGTTTCACGTCAGGTGCCTCAGGGTGCGCCAGGGCCGAGCCATGGTCGTGCTCTGCATGAAGTTCCCCTTCACCAGCATCTGGCTACGGGTCGTCTTGTACCGCTTCTGCATCCGAGCGAGCACAGCCTCAGCGCGCTCCCGGTACAGCTCTGCGAGCGGCGCATTGCCGTGCTTGATGAAGAGCTGTTCACAGCACCGGAACACCAGAAGTTGATGATATTCCGGGGGAAACATCGGGATGTCTCCATCGTCGAGCAGGCGTCGTGGTCGACCCAGGTACCGCACAGTGATGGTCAGCTCCTCATCCTGACGCGGGTACATGCGGATCCGCTTGTAGATCCCGTCGTGCTCAGGCATGCGGTACTGCGAGAGCTGGTACGAGGCGCCGATTGCAAGCCCGTTCGGTGAGCCAGTGGTCGTCACGCTCTCCTTGACCTGGGGCGTGAGCACCTCGTAGAAGGCGTCGCTGTCGGGCGAGCGGACGTACACCCGCTTCTGCAAGCCGGTGGAGTCGTCAGACCCGTTGTTCTGCATGCCGCTGACGCTCATGCCGTCCGTGGCGGTGAAGGTGACCACCGTGCTGTTTGGGCTCGGCGCGCTCAGTCGCTGACCCAGGGAGTGGACGTAGACGACATCCCAGTCTCCTGCGACCGGCACTGCGTTGGCGACGACACCCAGGTTGTTGAGCGTGGGCGTGATGACGGGTGCTGGGACAACGACATCCTCAGCCAGGATGAAGTTCGTGGGCCTCGCGATGAGGTCCATGTTCAACATCCAGACCTCGTCCTCCCACCGGGTCAGGTTGTAGAAGGGCTGCCGCTCCTGGCTCGGGTAGCGCAGCGTGACGGACAGCACGTCCACACAGTCCAACGGCATGTCGATGTACCGCTGCTTGATGGTGACGTTCATGCCGGTGCCGGCGTAGGAGGCACCAGACACGTCGAGTCCGTTCTTGTCCTCAAGGACGAGGTTGTTCCCATCCATGACGATGCGGACCTGCAGCTCGAACGGGGCAGCCACCGGCCCACCGCTCGCGGTGAACTCGATGATGTAGCCAGCCATGCGCGGCAGGAAGAGCGCGCGACCGAGCGGGTCCTGAAGCTGGGCGTTCCCGTCGGCACCGATGACGATGCTGAGCCCCTCGATGGACAGGTCCGGGTAGATGGTGAGGTGGTCCTCGCGCTGGGCGAACAGCCACACGTCGTTGGAGAACAGCTCCTTGTACGCCTGGTTGATGAACCGGCGAAGCTCGGCGCGGTACGACGGCACGTCTGGCGAGTAGTCCAAGATGGACCCAGCCATCGACAGCATCTGCGACAGGTTCACGGGCTGCTCCTATGCGAAGAGGCCCCCGCCCCGGGCGGGACGAGGGCCAGACCCCCGGCGATTGATTGGGGGAGAGAGGACCGCCGGGGGCCCAGGACTCAGATCGAGGGGACGACCCACACGTCGGTGAGGCCCGACGCGGCGCTGTCCTTGAGGCCGATGGCGGCGATGTTGACGTTCGCAGCGTCAGCGATGGCAGCCTGGCCCGACGTGGTGGTGTCGAGCGCGAGAGCCACGCCGGCCGTCGAAGCGGACGCGACGACGTTGGCCTGGGCGTACCCGGCGACGACGACGCGCACGTCAGCGTTGGCTGCTGCGTCAGCGAGGGCGACACCCATGGTCGGGACGCCGACGGCGACAGCGCCACCGGAGGTGTCCACGACGCTGACGAAGAGTGCTGCATCGGCACCGGTCTTGGTCACGTCGAGCGACACGAAGTCGCCAGCCGTGATTGCGCCGGAAGCGATGAACGTCTCCACCTTGCGGCGGGCGGATGCCGAGCCCAGACCGCCAGCGGCTGCCTGGTTCAGGGTCTGCAGGATGGTGCTGGTAGCCATATCAGGACTCCGCCTGGGCGAGAACGCCGCTGCTGAGGAGGTGGTCGAAGCTGAGCTGGGTACGCAGCATCACGTCAGCGGAGCGGCTGGTGTACCCGGAGAGCTTCTGGAAGTCACCGAGCGTGAAGTTCGCCCGGCTGTCGAAGATGCACTTGATGTGCTTGGTGTTCAGCATGTATGCCGAGATCTGCGTCGAGGACGCCACGGCGTTGGTCGGCAGGTTCGGGTCGACGTACATCATCGCGCCGTGGAAGGCGAGAGCGAGCTTGCCGCTGTCCAGCGTCTGCTCGTTGATGTACCGCTCGTTGGCGAAGAGGTCGACCTTGTACAGCTTGTACATGGCCTCGGACGCCAGGATGAGGTCCGGGGTGGTGTCGGGGGTGCGCTGCTGAGCGGCGATGAACAGCTCGGTGAGGAGCGCCGTCGCGTTGCCAGCAAAGGAGCCGAGCGCATCGACGTACTGGTTCTCGAGGTCGCGGAAGGAGGTCTTCGCGAGGCCACCGACATCGTTGATCTGGGAACCGATGGCCCGGCCCTCAAGGAAGCCCGTGTTGCTGTCGGTGCCGTTGAGGGTCAGCATCTCAGTCATGATGCCGGAGTCGCCCTTGACGGCCTGCTTTTCCCACTCGCGCTTGAACATGCCCATGACGCTCTTGAGCCGAGCCTCAGCGATGTCCACGATGGCGCGGGGGCCGCTGTTGGACAGCTCCTCCTTGCGGGTGATGACGACCGGAGCAACGTAGTCAGCGAAGTCGAAGGTGGCGTTCTGGAGAACGTCCTTGACTGCCAGGTTCGTGGGCTCGTACCCGCTGGAGAGCTGGGTGATCGAGCTGTGCTCGGACAGGATGAGGGGCTGGTCGACCTTCTGGCCACCGTCCACGATGCGGATGCCACCGTGACGGTTCATGTGGTCGAGAAGGGGGGTGGTCTTGAACAGCTGGTCGACCTCATCCTTGATGAGTTCGCGCAGCGTGGACGACAGGATGTCGTTGCTGAGGACGGCCATAGGGTCACCGTAGGTAGACAGGGTGGAACTTTCGTTGTTCGACCGTGTCCCGCTGACGGTGGGTTGTCCCGAAGGGCCCTGGGCGGGGGGCGCGGTGGAACCCTACCACGCCTCCCCAGAACCCTGCAACTTCAACTACTTACGGTTCGCCTGGATCCACTGGGCCACTGCCCATGCACCCTGCTGCCGGATGGCAGCCGGCACACGACCAGACCCCGTGGCGCGGGACGCACCGCCAATCTTGAGGCCAGCCTGCTTCGCCTCACCACGGATGCGAGCCAGCTCGGCCTCGAGGGCCTTCTTCTCGGTGAGCGCCCGGTTGCCCTGCACGATCGCGTAGGCGCGCTCCAGGCTCAAGGACTCATCGTCCTTCAGCATCTGGACCACGGCCTGCTTGACCTCGGGCTGGTTGATGTCCGGGTTGTCTGCCTTGAACCGCTCGAGCTGGGCACGACGGTTCGACAGCTCCACCTCCTGGCGCACGGGCTCAAGGGCCTGGCGCAGGGCCGCAGCCACCTGCTTGTCGATGTGTGCCTGGACGGACTCGGGGCTGAACGGGTCGAAGCCCACGTCCGCCTCGGCTCGCGCCTTCAGGTCGTCCATGAACTTGCCGTTCGTCAGCGCCGCGCGCTCCGCCTCCATCTGCTTGCGAGCTTCCGCGAGGGCCTGCGTCTTGCGGGTGTAGTCCGCACGCATGTTCGCGTAGAGCTTCTTGATGTCGTCGGGTGCGTTCTTCAGCGCGTCGTTCGGGTTGACCGAGAACGGCTCGTCGGGCTCGGCGTCGAGGATGGGGTCAGCCGGCTCAGGCTCTCCGTCCTCAGCGCGAAGCGCAGCACGAAGCCGCTCGATGGCCTGCTCCTTCCTCGAGGCCTGCTCGTTGAGCGGGACGGTCACATCTCCAGACGAGGTGTCCTGGGCTTCGACAGTCTCGGTGGCCGAATCCGTGGCCGAATCCGTGGCCGAATCCGTGGCCGAATCAGCCGGAGCCTCTGCGGCCGGCGCTGCCTGTTCGTCACTCACGGGACCTCCACCGTCAGGTTCCCCTCGCGGGTCCAGCGGCTGGCGACGACCGGCGTGCTCATCATGAGCCCCTCACCGGCTGCAGCCTTCGACCAGGCCTTCGCTGTCAGGTCGTCCTTGGGCACCTGCTCCATGTGGAGCCGAGCCGCCTCGGCCCCCTCCTCGATGCCACGGGCCTCGTCACCTGCTCGCACGATGATGGTCACCCGACGTGTACCGGGCTTCTGCTTGGGCATGTCCTCTCTCCCTCAACAACCGCTACATGCGCTGCATGAGCAGGTCGTCCTCTTCGACCTCCATCTCACCACCCTCCATGGGTGCCTCGACCTCGGCCGCCTCCTCCTCCACTGCCATGGGGGCCTCGCCCTCCATTGGCTGCTTCAGGAACTGCTTGAAGTCCCGGCTCTGGGACAAGGTCCGCAGCTTGCCGGCCAGGAGCTGCAGGTCGCGATCGTCCTGCACATCCTCGATGTCTCCCGTGGAGAGCACGTCATCCATGTCGGCGTCAGCCGCTGCGGTCGCAACCATGATGAGCTGCTGAACGAACTCAGGCGGGAGCATCTCCTCGTCCCCGGTGAACGTCGGGTACTCCTGCGCCATATCCCCGAAGGACGGCAAGACCGCGTTCAGAGCATCGACCACCTTGTTCAGGGCCGTCATGCTGAACTCGCCACGGGGCGCCATCTCAGCGAGGGCCTCATCGGCGGCGCTGTCGGCAGCGTCTGCCTTTGCCATTGCCTCGTCACGAAGGGCGTCCAGGCTGTCGATACTCATATCAATCTCCCTTGATGGAGGCGTCGAGCATACCACGCTCCTTCAACTTCGACACGCTGAAGGTCTTGGCTGCCGCCTCCCCTGCATCCATTCCAGAGTCAACGTAGGAGCGGTACTCCTTGCGGTCTGCTTCCAGCGTCTTCTGCTCGGTGCTGAACTTGTCCACCGAGTCCTCGATGAACTTGTTGTCGAAGTCGCTGGCTCGCACGAGCCCCTTCTCTTTGGCGATCTTGTCCGCTTCCTTGTGGCTGTCCACCCACTGACCCAGGCCACGGTCGAAGTATCCGGAGTCCACCCCTCCCCACTGGCCGGGAGTCCGGGCGGGCATCGTCACCACAGGCAGCATGTCCTTGCCACAGTCACAGTCCAGGCCCATGGGCTTCGACTCAACCGAGCAGAGCACCTCTTCGTAGGCTCCGCACTTGGGGCAGTGGTACGGGTACAGTGGCATCAGACACTTCCCATCATGGCCGCGATGTCATCGGGGGATGCGCTTGCCACGGCAGACTGCACATCCGGTGGCGCTGCTCCTGCGTCCATCGGACCAGCCGGCATCGGCTCAGGCGGTGGGGCCATCGGGATGTCCTCGAAGCCAAGCATGGATGCAGCCTGCTGGAGAAGGAACTTGGGGTCAGCACCCAGGGCCTGCAGGGTCGGGACGTTCATCAGGAACTGCTGCTTCCGCATCGCCTCGGACACCGGAGTCTGCCCCTCGTCCTCTGCGAAGACCTTGAAGTCACCGAGCAGGTCAGAGACGGTGGGGCGCACCGACGCTCCCTTCAGGTCGATCGGAATGGTCTTGTCATCCACGAACGTGGCGAGGGTCGCGAGGTACACCCGGACCAGCTCCTCGATGGTGGCGTCCCGCTTCCGAGCCAGATGACCAAGCTGGGACGACGAGTAGCTCACCAGCGCAGCAACCTCGGCAGCAGAGGCTCGACCACCCAGACCCTGACCGCGGCTGAACGGGTCCTGATTCGTGGACGTGTACTGGTCGTCCATCACCTCGTTGACGTACCGGCTCGTCTCAGCCGGCAGCGGCGTGTGGGGCACGGGCATGATCTGCTCTGCCAGACTCTCATCAGGCTCGAGGTCCACCTCGATGAACAACCCGTCCACACCCGACCGCATGTAGCCCTGGTTCTCCTCATCGAGGGCACCAGCACGAACAAGGTACTGCCGAGCCACCTTGCGGACAGCCGACGCCTGGAACGACCGCACGATGTTCTTCTCGTACAACTGGTCGTAGATGCGGCGCAGCGCCGAGTACCCCTCCATCGGGCGGTGAGGCAGCGACGAGAAGTACAGCGGGACAAGCGTGCTCAGGAACCGACCATCCCAGTTCCGAACCGGGATCTCCTCCTGGGCCAGCCAGCGAAGCTCACCCTCGACATCCGGCGTCCAGAAGTACAGCTTCCCGTCCTCGAAGTCGTACCACTCCACCATCCGGACGTACTCGTCGTACTTCGTCGCCATGGCCGCAGGCATCGCCTCGACCTCGTCCTGGGTGTACCGGTCCTGCTTGAAGTACGGCTCCCGACGACGGGCCAGCCACTTCCGGCCAGACCCGAACTTCGCCTTCGCACTGTTCAGGGGCTCCCAGTACGCATGCCCGATGTACCGGCACTCGTCCCACGCCGGCGCATCCTCGTCCACGATGACCTCCCACGGAGGCACCGCCACAGGCAGGACCTTGCGGTACGGGTCGTCCGTCTCGCGGGGCACAAGCTTGATGAAGCTCATGGGGTGGATGAGCGCCAGGCGCGTCCCGTGCTCGATGGCTTCCCGGCACTCGTCCGACAGGAACCCGTTCGCCACAGCCTGAGCCACCTCGGCGTCACCCAGAGCCCGCATCCCCTTGCGAACCACGCACGCCGGGTTCTTCGCGTAGAGCTGGCCGATGATGCTCTCGATGTACCCGAACGCATCCGAGGTCTGGACCTCGATCTGGTCGTTGTCCCGCTCAGGCACATCGTAGAAGCGCGTCTCGTAGATGTTCTTGAGAGCCTCCTGCTCTGGACGCATGTGCTCCCAGTACCGGTCGTGCTCCTGCAACTTCATCTGGACATCGGCTGGCTTCACATCGGCCTCCTGCGTTCACCACGAACTGTGAACGGATGCGCCCTCTTCGCTTCCCGTACCCGGTTCTTCCGGATGAGGTCTTCCATCGTCACCCTACTACGCTCCTCAGGAAGACGCAGCGGCATCTCCTGCGCTGCAACCAGCGCCAATGCCAGGCTGATGACCATGTCATCGTGCTTCCCTTGAGGATGGTCGGGCCTGTTCTTCTTCGCATTCCACCCGATGGACACGACCTGCTCGTACAACTCCTTGGTGAACTCACCCAGGAACCCCTCCTCCATCGTCGAGCGAACAAGCTCGAACAGACCAGCACGGTTCCCACCATGCGTGCGCCATGGCTTTCCATCCCTGTCCGTCCACAGACGGCGGCGCGGATACCCATGCCTCGTCACGTCCTCGATGACCCGGCGCCCGTACACGTTCGACTCGATCACCAGCACAGGCCATTCATACGCACGGCCCAGCCTCAGGATGTGCTCTGCCAGGCGGCTGGGTGTCGTCTTGCTGCAGGCCCACTGCGCCGCCAGGGACCGCGTGCTCGCATCCACCACCGTGATGACAGAGGAGTCGGAACCCACGCCGGCCGAGACATCGACGCCAATGGCGTAGTCCGAGCCGTCCTCCCAGTCCTCGAGCACACGAAGACGGTCGTGGTCCGTGGCGCGGACCTCCTTGACCTCCACATGCTCCATGCAGTCC